ATGAACGATGCGAATTAGACATTGACATGAATTATACAATGGAAGGTGTGCGATACAATGAAATTCTCACGTTTAAGATTCCTTTTAATCAGACTAAGGAACAGACTGAGGTTTTTATTGAAAGTAGAGTTAATAAAGAAATAGAACTACGAATCACTAAAGATGATGTTTATTATAAAATTGAAGAAGGTGAATAAAAAAATGTTACCATTACCATTTAATGTATTTTGGAAAAAGTTGAGAGGACAATTTTATAGGATGCCTAGTTTGCATTATCTTGAAGAATCAAAGAGATTTACATTTTGTTTCAAGAATCAAGAAAATTGGGAGTATTATACAACAATTTCAAAGAAAGAGATTATTGGCTTTTCACAAGTACAGGGTATTCCAGCAGAAGAAGCATTATTTGAATTCAAAAGAAATTATACCAGTGCTGCAATTCAGCTCACTTCATTTCCTCAATCCAATGAGATTTTCAATAAAACAATTCCAGAGAACCTTGATAAGTCTGATGATGATGAGATTGATCCTGGTGAAGATGTTATTGACGAATCTGAACAATACGGTGTTTTCTTTGAGAAAGTAATTGACGGCTGGGAAAAAAGAGTTTTAAAAGCTTTAGATAAAGCCGATTTAGAAACAGACCAAGCCAATAAGTCTATCGGTGAATTCTTGCAAGGATTATTTAATGCTATTAATACTGTTCCGTTTTTAGGTATATTAGGTACAATTATAAGGAATACTATGAAATCTGGCTTAGATTCAGCAGAAGAAGAAACAGGGGTTCAGATTGGATTCAGTGAAAATTTCAGGAAGAAGGTTAAATCTCTAGAGAATCAACAACTTAATGGTTATAGATTACCTGATGGTAAGAAATGGCATGGTATTAAAGGAGCCACTGACGAAACAAGAATAAAAATCCTTAAATCTATTGAAAAAGATGTTAAGAATAAAGCAAAGAAATCTGATATGAATAAGCATGTTAGGGAGATATTCAAGGGTTCTTCAGTTAATCAAGCAAAGAGAATAACTAGAACAGAAACAACCAGATTCATCAACGAAGCTAAGATAATGGGATATAAAGAATCAGGAATTAAGGGTTTAAAGTCATGGGATGCAGTTCTTGATAATAAAACTAGCGAGATATGCATGCGGCTTGAAAAGAAATATCAGAAAGGCATACCTTTTGATGAACCTTTCATTGATGATGCAACAGGAATTAATTACATGAATCCGCCTAGTCATGTCAATTGCAGATCTGTTTTAAAATTTGTCTTACCACCAGAATAATTATTTTTTTCAAGATACTATTTAAATAGTTTATTTGTTGTAACTATGAATTATGGAAGTAACAGACAAATCAACACATGAAAGTAAAGTAGAGTTATTTCAAGCATTAATGAAGGGTTCTGATGGCAAATATATGGCCGTATTAAGTGATACTAGCACAGATAGAGATGGTGAAATAGTAGGAAAGGAAGCACTTAATAAAATAAAAAGCGATAGTGGTTTTGTTAGTATTCTCTTAAACCACGAAAATAAAATCCAGAATCTTGTGGGAGAATGGATCAATCGCAGACTTGTAGAACAGGATGGTCATACTGCTTTAATTGCAGAACCTAAATTTTTTATGAGTAATCCTAATGCAAAGATGATTAAAGGCCTGCTTGATGATGGTGCAAAATGTGGAATTTCTATTGGTGCTATTGTTAAAGATTCGGACATGCGAAAGATTAATGGTGTTGATACCAAAGTATTTACAGATGTTGAATTATTAGAAGCTAGTTTTGTAGCTATTCCTAGTAATAGACATGGTGTTGCTATGGCTGTTGCAAAATCATTTAAAGATAAATTGGAGGGACATAAAATGTCAGATGAAAAAACATATTCAGAAAAAGAGTATAAAGAACTCGAAGAAGTAAACACAACTGCTGAGAAGAAAGTCACAGAAGTAAGTAAGGAATTAGAAGGTGCTAATCTTGAGATTGAGAAGCTAAAGGCCGAACTTACAATAAAGAATGATGATGCTGCAAAAGATGATGCTAAGGCAAAAGATGATGCAGATGCAAAAGATGATGCTGCAGCAGATGCTGATAAGGCAGAATCAGACAAAAAGTTCAAAGAGATGGATGATAAAATAGAAGCTACTAATAAAGAACTTAAGGCTCTAAAATCAAGTCCTTTATTTAAAGGAGATTTTAATGGAAGTGATGGTGCTGATAAAGGTATCAAAGACACAGAACTTCCAATAATGAGAAAATAAGGAGGTAAATAAGATGATAAAAGCAATGTTTGGAGCATCAGGTTCAATTAATGCAGAGAAAGCATTTGAAGAAAGTTTTGCAGGAGCATTAGAAGTTTCTGATGATTCTTTTGGCGGTAAAAGTGTAGAATACTGGAACCCATGGACTAAAGTAAATAGACTAAATACAATTAAATCTGCAATGGTGCAGAAAAATTCACCATCTATTGATTCACAGACCGGTGGAGTCGGAACAGCTGGAACAGCTTTAATCCCTGTTTATGTTGATCCTAGTATAGTTAATCGGACAATCAAAGAGACTCCTTTAAGAAATCTTCTACCAAGAAGGGCAATAAAGGGCCAGACTTATGATTATATCCCACTAACTGCAAAGGGCGGAGCTGCATGGTATGCAGAGAACGCTGCAATCGGAGATCAGATTGATACCTTTGATAGAACTAGCGTCAATGTTAAGTTCTTATATGCAAAAGGTAGGGTATCAGGTCCTGCAGTAGCTGCAATGCGTGGTTTTATTGATCCTAGCCAATTAGATTTGAGCATAAAAACTGCTTCCATCATGGAAGCTGAGGAAGATGCAATAATCAATGGTGATGCTTCAACAAATCCGGAAGAGCCAAGTGGTTTAACTGTCACAATAACCACAAACACAACTAATTTCAGTGGTACACTTCCAACCTTAGCACAAATAAGGGCTGAGTTTGCAACATCCTATAATAACAATGGACAGATAGTTCTTGCTGTTACAGATGCTACAACTCATAACTATGTCAAGGGTTTACTTTTGGATTTACAAAGACAAGTAACAAATCCAAGTATGGGAATTCTTGGTTTTGGTATTCCTGAAGCTTTTGAATTTGATGCTGTAATGTTTATCAGAGATAAATTTATGCCAACAACTGGAAGCGGTAAGAGAATCCTTTTCTTAGACACAAGATATTTATTCATGGCCGTTCTTCAAGACATGACTTATGAGGAGAAAGCCTCAGAGAATGATAGCTATGTTTACATGTTGAAAGAATATTTGACATTTGTCAATACCCACGAAGCTGCTCAAACGCAGATGTATGGGATACTATGAGGTGATGGAAAAATGACAGCAATAGTTGAAACATTTAGAAAAGTCGGAGTTGCTGGTGATTTAAAAATCATCACAATACAAACAGACGCTACCGCTGAAACCAGTGCTACTATTGATTTGGGTTCTGATGCAACAGATGCAAAAGGTGTAGTAATAACTCAGATTTTGAATACACTAATTCAAGATGATGTAGGTGCAGACAAAACAAGCACATGGGATCCAGATACTGGAATTATAACCATGGGTTCAATAACAACAGGCATCCATAATGTAACTATTATTGGATACTAGGCGGTGATTGAAAAATGACTGCTGCAACTGTAACAAAGCGAATTGAAGTGCATAATCCAAATATGGAAGTTGTTCAGCTTACAGTAACAGATGGCGAAACATATACTAGTCAGAAATTTCAGCGGCTTTATGCTGCTATAGCTACTGGTAATGAAGATAATGATGCTCATCTTAATGCTGTGACAACTGGCTCAACTGGTGTTGTAACTATCAATTATGCTAGTCAAACAGACCAGAAAATAACTCTTGTCTGTTTTGGAAATTTAGGCAATTAAAGCCATTTTTTTATTTTTTTATTAATTATTGATTGTTGTGTGGTATCTGAATCACCGACAAATAAAATAAACAAATTAAAAGGGTGAGTATTATGACAAGTGTACCATTTGGTATAAAAGGACTTAATAATAGAGAATATGAAAAGTTTTTTAATATTGGCAGTGATAAGACTGCTGTGCGTGTTAATGATTCTACAGTTTCATCTAATAAATTAAGCATTTCTGCTGAGTCTGTTAGCTTTTCGGCAGGAGCTGCTGGAACTACTGGTGTTGTAACTTTAGATACAGCTCCAATATTTGATTCAAGCGGTGCGTTTATTGGATCTAATACTGATACTAGCTTTTCTTGGGTTACTGGTACAGTTTTGACAACTGAAGTAGCTTATAAATCAGCTCAATTTGATGTGGATCAATTAGCAGCTTTATCTAACGGTGAGTTCGCTATTGATTATGATACAGGCAGGATAAGATATTGTAAGGCCACAACTGGCACATCTGACACATGTAATTATACATCTAGGCAGATGAACATTGAAATCACTGCTGGCGGTAATGTAACTATTGGCGATGTTAAGGTTACAGACGGTACTGAAACAGCTAATGTTACAGCTTCTAATGAATTGAATGTCTTAGATAGTAATTCTGCTGATATTAAAACTTCTGTTGAATTGATTGATGATACAATTGGAACTATTGATACTGCGTTCTCAGGGAAAGTAAGTGTTAATGGTGCAAAAGCAGAAAGCACTGTTCCTACTGAAGTAGCAGATGCAGATGCAGTAGCATTATGGGTTGATACTTTTGGAAGGCAGATTGTTGCTGGATTTAATCAAGCTATAGATTCATTGGATGTTAATGACGTCAGTCCTGCATTACTTCAAACAAGTGAGCAGACTTTACTTAGTGCAGTTACTTCAACAGGTGCAAGTTCAGACTTTAATGTTTTGAATTATAATAAGATGACTTTCTTTATTGTAGCAAGTTCAGTGACGGATGGTGGAACAATGAAGATACAATCTAGTCCAGACGGAACTAACTATTATGATGAAGATGCAGTTAGCGTAATTGCTGACGGAGTGACTAAGATAGTCATCAGTGAAGAGAAGCATAAGTATGTAAGAGCTAACTTAACTGCAAGGACAGATGGAACTTATTCTGTTTTTATGATAGCAGGAAACTGAGGTGAATGAGGATGTTAGAAGATATTTCATATCAAACAGCTGATATTGTTGGTAAAGAAAGCAATGTCAAGACTAAACTAGGCACTTTTGTTGATAGTATCAAAGGCGAATCTGAATCAGTGCAAAGAATTAATTTACCTAAAATCAAAAAGGAATTGCACATGGCGGTTGATTCTGTTATGGATGATTTACCTAATGGCGTTGAGAGGGTTGATGGAAGTGTTATTCAACCAATTCTTAATGAAGTGGTAAATGAAAAGATTGCTAAACTTCCAGTAATTAAGGGGGCTGAAGAATGACTGTTTTAAGAAATAATGTGGATTTAAGTTTAATTCATCAAATCAAATTGGCAAGTAAGGCTTATAGTGATCTAACTGGATATGATACTGGTGCTGCATTTACTGTCACTGGTGATGTATTGGTTCGTATTATGGGCGTTGTTGGCGATACAGCAATAACTTCTACCGCTGGAACAACCACAGTATCTGTTGGAACGACTGAAGCAGTAGCTGGAATAATCGCAGCTTCTACAATAGACAATTCACAATTCGCAGCTACCGATGTTTGGACAGATGCAACTCCTGCTAATGATGTTGAGGCTTTAGATCCTCAATGGTTTGTTGTTGGTGGTGGAGCTGATATTATCCTCACAAGGAATGTTGATGATCTAACTGGAGGGAACTTGACACTTTATTGTGAATGGAAACCATTGAGCTCAGATGGAGATGTAACTGCAGCTTAAAAAAATGCAACTGAGAAGATTAATTAATACAGGAGCAGTATTTGCTGATGATTTAAGTAGTATCCAGGACTTAGAAAAACAGGGATATACAGTTAATGGTAATCCAACAATTACTAATTCTCCGGTTGGTAAAGCTATTACTTTTGATGGAACTGGTGATTATCTTGATTGTGAGAACGCTGAAGATTTACAATCTACTTCTGCTTTAAGTGTTTCTTTTTGGGTTTATAGGACAACCGGTGGAGTAACTCAATCAATAGTTGCTAAAGATGATGACACAAATAGAAATTATGGAATTCAAATCCAATCTGATGCAAGGATCTATTTTTATAAGTTTACATCTAATTCGATTGCTGGTTCTAATATTTTATCTACAGGAACTATAACATTGAATACTTGGACACATATTACTTGCACTTATACATCTGGAGTCCAAAAAATATACATTAATGGAGTAGTTGATGGAGAAGGAACTGACACCGGAGATATAGATAATGATGATGTAAATTTAACTATTGGAGCCAGAGCTAATGTAGATAGATTATTTACAGGAGCTATCTCAAATATCCTTATATTCAATAGAGCTTTATCTCAAACTGAAGTAACCAGTATTTATGAAGGGAAAGTTTTTGATTATGAGAAAGATTTACTGAGCAAGTGGGACATGAGTCAAGTTAATCCATCAGACTTAGGTTGGAGAAATCTTGGTAATGACGGCACTGCTGCTGACATGGATTCAACTAATATTGTTAATGGTTTTAATGGTGGGAAAGCTTTACAGTTTAATGGTAGCGATGAATGGATAGATTGTGGATTAGATGCCAATATGGCGTTTGGAAATAATGATTTTTCTTTTGTTGCAGTAGTTTACATTGATTCAGTTCCTTCATTGTATAATTATATAATGTCTGTTGGAAATAATTCATCAGGAGAACAATGCGGTTTCGGAGTATCTGATAGTAATGAACTGGTTGTATCTGCTTTTTCATCACCTATTGTTATTACTACTGCGACTGTTGATTTAAAGACATGGCTTGTTTTAGGTATGTCCTATACTGGCGGTGGAACTGACATAGTAGATTTTTATGTTGATGGCGACCTTTTAGAATCTGAATCTATAACATTAGACGTCAAAGAGGGCAATATTAGTCTTGGTTCGTATGCTAATGCTTTGGGCAGTCCTTTCTCAGGGAAGATTTCAGAAGCAAGAATTTATAATAAAGCTTTAACTGCTATGGAAATTAAAGATATAACCCAAACAATAATGAGGACATTAACATGAGCCGATTAAATAATCTTAAGTTTTTGAAAGGTTACTGGCGGCTTAATTCTATTGCTTCCGATGATTCAGGGCATGGTAATGCTGGAACTTGGAGCGGCACAGAAAGTTATATTACGTTACCTAATGGTAAAAGTATAGCTTCGTTGTCAGGTTCTGATAAAATCACAGTAAGTCACGATTCAGCACTTAATTTTGGTTCGGGGAGTATGTCTTGTTCTATATGGATGAAAACTACAGATACTGATGGTGTATTAGTTGCTAAATCAAATGGTACAGCCGCAGGAGATACTGGTTGGTTATGGTATTTTACTTCAAGTAATTTAGTGTTAAATGTCAAAGATGGCACAGATAGATTTTATGTAAGTCAGGCTGTAGCCAGAGATGGTGAATGGCATCATTTAGTGATGGTTTTAAATGAAAGATTAAATCTCACTTTATATGTTGATGGTGAATTCAATAAAAACACAGGAACTGGAACGCTTGCTGATGTAGATTCTACTGATAATGCATTGAATTTAGTAATTGGTGCTGATTCAGATGGCGATAATGTATTGACTGGTGATATTGGAGAAGTAAGACTTTATAATGTTGCATTAACTGGTGATGAAGTCTTAGCATTATATAGATTAAATTATCCAGAATATACAAAGCTTTCTCAACCAATAGATAAAATTCCTGATGTTGCAGATTCATCATTAGTTGGAGCATGGCTTAATAAGGATGTTTCTAATTCAGCTAAAGATTTAAGCTCAAACAATAATGATGGAACTGCTACTGATGTAGTTTATGATAAGGTTGGTGGAAGTTTTAATGGGAGTAGTAGTCAAATTAATTGTGGTAATACTATTAGCATGGATATTACAACAAATTTAACAGTTTTTGTTTGGGCTAAGAATGATAATTCAGACGTCATAACTAATGAAGTAATTATTTCAAAATATGACACAACTGGAAACCAAAGAGAATGGTTATTAAGAATTAACCCAGATGAAGAATTAGAAATTGCTTTTGGTGACTCTGCTGATGGAGGTGTTGGAGGAAAGTGGACATCAACTAATGCAATAGATGTAACAATATGGAATAATCTTGGTTTCACTTTTGATACTGGAACATTAAAAGTTTATTTGAATGGGAATGAATTAGCTGGTGGACTAACATTAGGGAGCATACCTTCAACTCTTTTTAATGGGACTGCAAATTTATATATTGGGAGTTATAGCATTATTGCTGCGGAATGGAGTGGTTCAATTAAAGATGCCAGAATTTATTCAGAAACAAAAACTGCAGACTGGGTTAAAATTGATTATGAAAAAGGTGTGCCAGATGATAGTTTAGTTATTCATGTTCTTGATGGAACAAAAGATTTAAGTGTTTATGAGAATACTATAACAGACCAGGGGCAAGTAATTATTGGGAAAGATATGGTTTTTAATGGAACAAATAATTTCCTAGATTGTGGCGATGGTACTGCTTTTGATATAACTAATAATTTATCAGTTTTTGCCTGGGCTAAGAATGTGAATGCCAATATTATAACAGAAGCAGAGAGTATTGTCTCCAAATATTATGTGGCAGGGGATGAAAGAGAATGGATGATTAGACTTAATCTAGATGAAAAAATAGAGATTCTATTCGGCGATCCTAATGACGGAACTTTACAAGCAGTATGGGAATCTACTGATGCAATAAAACCTGCTAAGTGGAATTTGTATGGGTTCACGTTCTCTTCAGGAGTTCTTAAAGTATATTGTGATGGCAGTGAAGTTGCTGGAAGTGTTACAGGTGGGTCTCTTCCAAATACACTATATAATGGAACTGCAAATTTGAACATAGGGAATTATGAAGCAGCAGCATATTGGGAAGGTAGTATTAAAGATGTTAAGATTTTTAATGAATTAAAATCAGCTGATTGGATTAAAACAGAGTATGAGAAAACAAGAAAATATTATTAATGGAGGTTAAGAAAATGTTATTCAAAACAATTGAGAAAGTAAATATCAAAAAGCCGGACAAATCTATTATTATTTTAGAGGCTGGTGTAGAGGTAGATTTACCAGAAAAGTATATAACTCATCCAAAATTGGAAGTCGTAACTAAGATTAAATCTAAGGTTGCAGCTAAAAAGAAAAATGTCGTTGACCTAGATCTTAATAAAGATGGCAAAGTTGACAAGAAGGATTATAGTATTATGGGCCGAGAATTAGGTAAACGAGGCAGAAGTTCAAAAAAGAAAGTAAAGAAGTGAAATAATAATGACAGCCACAGCATACACAGACACGTTAGACATTGCAAGAGTCTCAGGATTAGGAATCGAAGTAGTAAATGAAAGTTTAGGTGTTGGCGACGGAGCCGAAGATTCTTATGATTTAGATAATGGTAATATAATTTCTGAGAGTTATAGTGTTTCGTATGGCACGACTGGAAGCAATGATGTCACAGATTTGACAGAAACGACACATTATACAATTAATAAAGATGATGGTTTAATCTTATTAACGTCTGCTGGTAAGTCGTTGGTCGATGCCAAGTCTCTTTATGCAAGTTATACCTATTCTCCTAAAGCTAGTGATACAATTATGCAAGGTTTTATTTCTCCTGCAGAAGATGAAGTTGATTTATTAACTGGGAATTACTGGGGAGATGTTACTACAAATACCGAATACTTTGACGGTAGATTTGATGATTATCCCAATACGGATAGTCCTTATGCAACAGAATATAATGAACCGAGCTCTTTCCAATTAAAATATCGTAGTATTCAGAATCTTACTGGTGTTTATTTCTTAACAACTGGCATGGCTATTGGTGATGCTGAAAGATACGACAGTGTTGCTGCTAGTTATACAGATGTAACTACTGAGGCCAATTCTTCAGAAGGAACCGCATTTAAACCTTTCGCTGATACAACTGCTGCAAATGATTATCTTTATATCGGTTGTAGTAATCGGTATCATTCATTGAATTTTTTATTATTTACATCAGGGGCTACAGCTGGAACCAATACTATTGAATATTATAATGGTAGTGCCTGGACTGCATTTACTCCAACAGAATCAACAACTGGAGTATTAGATATAGAAGCTTCTGGTAAACTTAGCTGGGACCCTTTAAGTGGTTGGACCAAAACAACTGTTAATTCTGGAAGTAGTTTGTATTATATCCGGATTAAAGCTAATGCTGTTTATTCAGCTGAAGCAGAGATTAATCATCTCTATGCTGGTCAAGATTTCATAATAAATGATACAGTGGCATTATATCAAACACAATTCACGACTACTGGTCGAGTAATCCTTAATAATGTAACCGTTCCTAATGGTGAACAGAATGTAAGGATTGATTATACACATGGCTATACTTCAATATTGCCTCAGATAAAACAACTTACTAGCTTAGTTGCAGGAGTTATGACTTTAATAAGGATTTCTGGTGGTTCTTATTCTGATATATCAACTTATCAACTTGGTAGGAAGTCGTTCAGTATTGGTCAAGTATATGTTAATATAAGAGAATCTACTGAGAAATTACGGAGCCGTATTACTGATATTCTTAACAATGTAGGAAGAAGGATGGATGTGATATGATTGGTTACATCAAGAGTTCCGTCAAGTGAAGATGAATTATTTAAAAGAAAATTTAGTGATTATATTAGTCGGTTTGGTAGGGGAAGTGTAACTCTCACTAAACAAACAATTACCACCAATGCTGCAGGTCGTATCAAAACTAGTACCCCCGTAACTTCTACTATATCTGGCGACCTGCAGTTTATTTCTTATAGGGAAAGACAATATTTGGGAGAAGGTATTGCTAATATTGGCGATGGTATGTTCTTTTGTGAAGCCAGTGTTGATATTGATCCTAATGATGAAATCACCGTTGATAGTGTCATCTGGAAATTAACTAATCAAATTGAAGGAGAATTAGTAGGGAATAGTGTAATTTACCAGGGTTGGATAGCTGTAAGGAAAGAGGTGTGATTCTTTGGTTAATATCACCATCAATATTGATGGAGACTATGAGGAAGATTATATTGACAGGGCCATGACTGTCTTAGGTGAGCTCATAATCAATAAAGTAAAGGAAAATATTAAAGATATGGGTTTGGTTGATTCTGGTGCATTTCTTCAAGGATGGATAAGTAAATGGAACGGCATTGAATTATATGTTGAGAATATCCATGAATATAGTCTTTATCTTGAATATGGCACTTATGGGTACTGGCAAAAGAATGGATTAAAGAATTACACAGAACCCCCTGATCCCAAGAAGAAAGATTTGTCATTATCACAAAGAAAACAATACCCTAAAGGCATGCAGAGTTTCGCACCATTAAGAAAAGTATTATATAATGAACAAATCTTTTCTAAATTATTAAAACAGGCATTTGAAAGTCAATTATAGATACTATTTAAATAGTTTATTTATTATAATTCTAATTAGCTGATTCAATTTGTGCCAAGTGGCGAATTAGACTAAATCCCAAGAGGGCGTAATTTGTATATTACAGAACCAGAAGAAATCTTAATGAATTTTCTTAGAGCTAATTTAACAGAGATTACTAGAAGTACACCGAGCATATCTAATAGACAAGTTTCAGATTCTCAGACTTTTTCGGGTACTGGTTCACAAAAAATATTCACTCTTACTAATTCTCCCTTAAGTATATCTGGCGTTACGATTGGTGGTACAACACAAAAACCATATTATCATTATAATATTGATCTAGATAATAAGAGAATAAAATTTGTCAATGCACCTGCAGGGAGTGCTGTTGTTATAGTGAGTTATTATAAAACAGCTACTTGGATTTTTCCTGATAAACCAAGAGAAGATCTAAAAAGAGAATCTTATCCAAGAATAGGGATAACCGTTATATCAAATTCAGGGACATGGAAAGCAGGTGGTTCTACTAATATGAGGAATACTGTTACCCTTCAATTAGATATTTTAACATTTAAGGACCTATTATGTACCATTGATACTGAAACAAAAGAAGGCGAAGATGTTAATAGATATATAGCCAGCAAAATTATAAGTGAACTTAAAGATGAGTGGGATCAATTAGATTATTTATTCTTAAAATTTTCAATAATTAATAATTCACCAGCCCCTTTTGAACCTAACAAAAACATTTTCAGAAGAATTTTAGAGGTTGAAGTACTTCAGGACATGATAGAAAGAACAATATGAGGTTTATACCATGAAAAAAATAGAAAGCAAACAATTAGGAATTAAGATAAAACATTCAGGCAAGATAAAATTTAATCTCGAATTCAAAGATAATACTCCACTAACTGTAAGTGATGAAGTTGCAAGCTTTCTTGTAAAACAAGATTCTGATAACTTTATAATAGTTAAAGATAAAAAAAGTAAAAAGGTGAATAATTAAAATGACGGCAGCCCCAGGATATTCAAGTGTAAATAAAGTATGTTTGATAGGAAAAGAATCAACTTTTGGCACAGCAGTAAGTGCAACTAAAGATGTTGGTATAGTTCAAGATATTTCTGATAATTATACTAAAGAGATAATTGAATCTATGAGTTCAGGACAGATTGAAGCTGTTGCAATAAATGACGGTACTTTTGTATTTAGTCAAACTTTAACTCTTGAGTTCCAGCATGGTAGGCTTTTTGAGTTTATAGTTGGTGCTGCAAGTCATGCAGAAACTACAAGTGACTGGAAACATACTTTCGGAATTGATGATCAACCTGCAGGATATACTTCTCAGAGTTCAGAGAACAGTGAAACAGATACAGGATTAACCTTGGCAGGCAATGTCATAGAATCCGCTGAGATAGGTTATACCATTAATGAAAACCTTAAACTAACTATCACAAGCAAAGGATATACTACTACGAGTGCAGCTACTGCTAGTGCTGCTGTTATTTCGTCTTTGGTAGTATTTCCAAGCCATTTGTGTCATTTTTCAATGAATACCACAGAAGCTGACATTGTTCAAAATGCTAGTATAACTTTTGAGAAGAAAGTTGAGACTGCTTATGGTGGTGCTTCACAAGTTCCACAAATGTTAAAAGTCACAGAGTTAAGATTTAAGTTCTCAGCTACGTTAGGATATACAGATAAAACCTATCAAGAGATATTTTTAGGTGGCACAACTCCAACTGCGGGTTCAGGTAATACTATTATCCTTAATGCCCATAATGGTGAAACCCTAGGCAGCGGTAGGAGGGAATTTTATTGTCAATTAGAAAATGTTCAACATTCCAAATTTGATAAAGTTTCCTCAATAGGAGGTATTATTTTTGTTGATGTTGAGGGTTCAGGGACCTTAAAAGCAGACAATCTATATACTGTTGATAATATTGCAGATACTAGTTGGTTTTAATATTAATCGGGGGATATAATGAAAATAGGAATAAATAAAGACGGAAAAGTTCAAGACATCGACCTTAATCTAAAAGGTAGACATACAAAGAAAGTTATTAAACATTTCAGTAAACTTACTGACGGCAATGATGAAGATAGTAAGAAAGAAGCAGGTAAGTATTTTGATGTGCTTGAAAGTATTGCTGTTGAAGCAACTGGTATGTCAGAAGCTGAACTTGATAACCTTGATGCAGATGATAAAAACAAAATCATTAATGCAATTCAAGAGAAATCATTATCAAGCATAAATTTTTTGAAGTCCTCTCTGAAATAGGCAAATTAAGAGAAAATGGCAATATAGGGTTGGTTCAAACCCTTATTCAGAGGGGATTTCCATGGTATCCTTACCGAGAAAGGATAACTGAAACCTTACAAAATTTCAGTTTATCTGAGGCTTTTGGTTGGACACCTGAACAAATAAAAGAGCTTGATTATGAAGATAAGATGAACTATATGGCTTTACTAAAGGGCAAAGGACAAGCAATGGAGACAAAGAAATAAATGGCAGGAGCAAATGCAGTTATAAATTTACTGTTCGGTGGAAAAGGAGGAGGTTCTAGTAGTGGTGGCAGTAGTGGCGGCGGAGGCGGTAAAGCTACGAATCTATTATCTGGAATTCTAAGAGGATTAGGACCTTTAGCTGTATTAACTAAATTAAAACCTTTGGTTGATCTTGTTGAGATTCTTATATCTTTTGCTGGTTTAACTTTATTATTATTGGGTAAATATTTAAAGGGGGTATTTGAGAATTTCCCTCAGTGGATTTCAAGTTTATGGGATTTAATCAAGATTGGATTTCAGTGGTTAATAGATAAAGGTAAAGAGTGGTTCCAGGGAATAAAAGATAAGATTGCTGAATGGTGGTCTGCTGCTATTGAATGGATTAAATCTTTACCTAGTAGAATCTGGGAATTCATCAAGAATCTGGCTGCCAATATTTGGGAGTTTATGAAAACCTTACCAGAGTTAATCTGGAATTTCATGAAAGAATTACCTAGTATGATTTGGTCTTTCCTTAGTGACGGTTTTCAAATGGTATCCGAATTTATTTCAAATATGTGGGAAACATTGAAAGATAAGCTACCATTTTTAGAAAAAATAACTGAATGGGTTAAGGGTGCTTGGGAGTTTTTAAAAGATTTGCCTAAGGACATCTGGGTGTTTATGAAAGAACTTCCAACGAAGATATGGGAATTTATGAAAAAGTTACCCCTAAATATATGGAATTTTATGAAAGACTTGCCTAGTTTAATCTGGGGTTATATTAGTCAATTACCGCAACAAATAGCCGACGCAATACGTGGTTTTTTTGGTTTTGGTTTTGGTGGAGGGGGTGGGACAGAGTCTGTTGAGGATGCTATTATTAAACCGGATGATACAATCATAAGAACAAACCCCAATGATACGCTTATCGCAACTCAGACTCCTGGAGCAGTAGGCGGTTCAGTCAATATCAATTTTTATGGTATGACTATGGATGAAGCAATTGAGCAGGTAAAGAAT